CTAGCCGCCGAGACTGGCCTAGTCAAGCGCGTGGATGAGAAAATGCTGTGGTTCGGGCAGGGCTTGCGTGAAATGTTCAGTCTTATTGCGCTGGCGCAGGGCAACGACGGCAAAGCGAAGTCAGCTCGGGCCGGATCGGTGCTGTGGGCTGATGCCGAGTCCCGCTCGTATGCACAGCTCGCCGATTCGCTGGTTAAGCTGCAGGCAATCGGCTTCCCGTTTGAGTACCTGGCGTTACGCTACGGCCTGACGCCTACCGAGGTGGCCGACGTTATCGCCATGAAAGAGAAGGAAGCCAAGGCTGACCCGATGGGCCTGCTTGTCGACCAGCTCAGCGCAGCCGGCGCGCCGATCGCACCGCCCAAGCCGACGCACCTCAACGCGCCCGTGCCTGGCGTCCCGACGCCGGCACTGCCCGCGCTGCCTAAGGCACCGGCCGCGCCGCCGGCTAAGCCTGCTGCAGCACCGTGAACGCAGACACCAACCAACGACGCACAGCGGCGCTGTCAGCAGCGACCGGCCAGACAGCCATATCCGCGTGGCGGAAGGTCGATCCGGCGGCCGTGGTGGCGACGTGGGGCCCGCAGCTGCCCGCTCTGGTCGCCGCGGTCACTACGGCACAGATAGCGGCCGCGGGGCTGGCTGTGGCCACGGTGGCGGCCGGCAATCTCGTGGTGGCGGCAGCGTTCGGCGGGCTGGCTAGCGATGGCCGGTCGCTGGCGCGGCTGCTGTTTTCGCCGGCTATCGGCGTGCTGGTCGCCCTGGCTAGTGGCGTTAAGCCAGCCAGGGCGATGGCTGGCGGTGCGGCCGCGCTCGACATGATCGCGCGCACGCAGGTCACCGATGCCAACCGCGTCGCAACTGGAGTAGCGGTCGCTGCAGATCCCGAGCTCATCGGCTACGAGCGCGTTGTGCACCTGCCGGCGTGCGGCCGCTGCCTAATCCTGGCCGGTCGGCTCTACCGGTGGTCTGACGGATTTCAGCGTCACCCGCGCTGTGACTGCACGATGACCCCGGTCACGCGCGACCAGTACAGAAGCAGCCGGCTCGACAACCACCCGCGTGCGCTGTTCGACCGGATGACGCCGGCACAGCAGGACAGCAAGCTCGGCATAGCCAACGCGCAGGCCATACGCGACGGCGCGGACATCAGTCAGGTGGTCAACGCGCAATCAGGCATGGCCACGGCCGGCGGGCTGAAAGTGACTACCTCGGGCGCAACGCGTCGAGGTACGGCCGGCAAGCGCCTCGGGGGAGCCTCCCGGCTTATGCCCGAGTCGATATACGAGCTGGCCAGCGACCGCGCGGAAGCAGTCGAGATGCTGCGCCAGCACGGATACATCCTCTAGTCGCGCGCACGGCGCGGCACCAAACCCGCAACGGGAGAACACATGCCGGACCCTGCCCCCAAGCCTGACGACGTCGACCCGACGACCGGGACCGCAACGGACCCGCCACCCGAGGGCGATGCCGATCCGCCAGGCGATGACGGCGACGCACCACCTGCCGATCTGGGCGACGCCGGCAAGAAGGCGCTCGACGCCATGAAAGCAAAGTGGAAGGCCGCCGAGGCAGCCCGCAAGAAGGCCGAATCGGACCTGGCAGCCGCCAACCTGGCCAACAGCAAGGACGACGCAGCTCGGGCAACAGAGCAGGCACGCCAGGAGGCCACTACTGCGGCAACGCAGAAGGCGAACGCACGCATAGTCCGCTCGGAGATCAAGGCAGCCGCTACCGGTAAGCTGGCAGATCCGAAGGATGCACTAACGTTCCTAGACCTCGCGCAATTCGAGGTGGACGACGACGGAGAGATCGACGGCGACGCAGTAGCGCAAGCTATTGATAACCTGCTGAAAGCTAAGCCCTACCTCGCAGCCGCAACGGGTAAAAGGTTTCAGGGCACTGGTGACAACGGAGCCGCAGGGCGCAACGCTGGCGGCAAAAAGCAAGTCACCGAAGCCGAGCTAAAAACCATGTCACCCGATCAGATAGTCGCCGCTCAAGCCGATGGCCGACTAGTAAGTCTGATGACCGGCAAGAATTGAGGTAGGGCATGTCTATTATCAACTTTAGGCCAGAGATCTGGTCTGCACAGCTTCTCGTCGCGCTGCGCAAGACTCTGGTCTATGGCGGCCCGAACGTCGTTAACCGCGACTACGAGGGCGAGATCAAGAATGCTGGCGACACGGTACGCATCACGTCGATCTCGCGCCCAACGATCAACACGTATACCCCGAACGTGACCGCGGTTGTTCCCGAAGAGCTGACCGACGCACAGCGTTCAATGATTATCGACCAGCAGAAGTACTGGGCATTTCAGGTTGACGACGTCGATCAGGCGCAGGCACTGGGCAATGTGATCCCGCAGGCCATGTCCGAAGGCGGCTACGCGCTGGCCGACACCATCGACCAGTTCCTAGCCGGGTTCTACACGGGCGCACAGCCGGCTAACGTGGTGGGCTCGACGGGCTCGCCGTCTCTGGTTACTGCGGCCGCGCCGAACACCGCGTACGACAACGTGCTCGTGCCGCTACGCACGCGCCTCGGGCGAGCTAACGTCACGATGGCTGGCCGTTACTGCATCGTGTCTCCCGAGGTCATGGGGCGGCTGCTGATCGACAGCCGCTTTATTAAGGTGAACGAGTCCGGCACTGCCGAGGGGCTGCGAAACGGTATCGTCGGCCGCGCCGCAGGGTTTGACATCTACGAGTCAAACAACGTCCCCAACCCTACCGGCAACGTGCACGTTATTCAGGCTGGCGTGAATCGTGCGCTGTCCTATGCCGAGCAGTTGACGAAGACGGAGGCCTTCCGGCCCGAGGCGAAGTTCGCCGACGCTGTTAAGGGCCTGGCCGTCTATGGCGCTAAGCTCATTCGCCCTGATTCGATCGCGGTTGCTTACGTCGACGCGATTAGTAACTAGGCGCTGGCATGTGGATTAAGTCGACACTTACCGACATCTGGTTTAGTTTGTCGCACGCTGATCAGATTTACACAACATCGGGCGGTGCGGTGAATGTGATGCTGACCGGGTCGACAACAGTACATCAGGTGCGATCGTTCGACACGCAAGCCGAGGCCGATAGTTGGGTCGACGGACTGCTTAACAAAGTTAAGGCGGACTAGTTATGGCAGCAATCGTAGTAACACCGCTGGTCGGCAATGGCAGGGTCGCCGCGCCGACCCCGGCAGTTCTGACGGCCGACAACACGTACCAATCGGTGCCGATCGCGCGCATTCCGTCCGATACCGTCGTGCTGCAGGTGGTCGTTGCCACCGCGGCGACCACGGTCACAATCAAGGCTGGCCAGCAGCCGCAGGCCATCGCGGCAGGCCTCGGCGATCTCGTCTTCACGTCGCTGGCGACCGGTACGCACTTCATCGGCCCACTTGAGTCGGGACGGTTCCAGCAGAACGACGGCAGCTTGTCGATCAAGGCTGCGACCGCGGCAAACGTGTCGGTAGCTGCGCTGCAGTTGCCGAGGTCGGTCTAGTGCCAGCACGCGCGGCAGCGTCGCACTCTGCTGCGGCCGATCCCGAGCCGCAGCCCGTCGAGCCGACCTCGATTTTCATCCGGGAAGGTGGCGGGGTCGTGATCGAGCAGGATCTGCCGCTGCCCGAGAACATCGCCGATCGGCTGCGCACGGGCGCGCTCACGCGCGTGCATGCCAACGGCGATATGTGGCAGGAGGGCGATACCGAGTGACGACGCTGGCAGCTCTGGCAACACCGCTCGATCTGGCGAAACGGGGTATCACACTGTCGCCAGGGGAAGCCGACCTGGCCGCTACCTACCTCGACATCGCTACCGCAGCAGTGCGCCAGGCTGCCGGCGTTCCGATCTCGCAAGCCACCTCGGTAGTCGAGCTGGAAGGCAGCTGCGACCAGTGGCTGCGGCCACCCGGTGTGCCCGTGACGGCCGTCTCGGCGGTATCGGTAGACGGAGTGACGGTTACCGATTGGGTGCTGCGCTCGGGGCAGCTGTGGCGTGCTCGTGGGTGGTCGGATTGGTTCACCCCGAGCTCTGTGATCGTTTCCTACACGCACGGCCTGCCGAACGTGCCGGCTGACATAGTTGATCTGGTCTGCCGGATGGCAGCGGCCGCGCTCGTGGCCTTCCGTGGGTCGCCGGACGGCGCCGGCCTGGCGTCCTCGGGCAACGTCCGCCAGGAGACGCTGGCCGACTACTCGGTGACCTACTCGGCGTCCGGGCAGATCACTGAAATGATCCTGCCGGACTCGATCCGTGACCAGCTCGCCGCGCGGTTCGGCAACAGCGTCGCCGTGGTGGGCAGCCGGTGAGCGTCGCCAGCATGCGCGGCCGCGTTAGCCGGCTGTTGAACAACACCGCACAGCACTACCGCTACGTGCCGGCAGATGACGGTGCCGGCGGCCAGGTTGACACGCTCACCCTCATGGCAGCCATGCCCTGCCGGCGCCGGCAGCCGATCGTTGCCGTTGAGGGTGAGCTTGGGCAGGGCGACGTGACGAACGTGACCGACGTGGTTTACCTGCGTCCCGGTGAAGACGTCCAGCGCAACGACGAGCTGCACATCGACGGCGAGATCTTCGACGTGCACGCGGCCTATCCCCCGAGTGGATCAATCTATTTGCGCGTCGACTGCCGTTCGCGGCAACGATAAGGGAGCATAATGACTGTTCTGGCCGTACAGGAGATTCCTATCGACGGAGTGTCGCCGTCGTTCGCCGCAGCCTCATCGGGAGGCGATAAGGCGCCAGTTGGACCGCGTCGCCTGCTGCTTGTGCGAAACGGTAGCGGTTCGTCAATGAACGTGACCGCCACCACGCCAGGCACAACGCGCAGTCTTGCCATCGAAGATCCGGTTATTACCATTGCGGCGGGCGGCGCAGGAGTCCTGCCACTCGACACGGTCTACCGGGGCACCGATGGCAATGCGGATATTGCGTACTCAGCCTCGGCCACGGTAACCGTTGCGGTGCTGCAGCTACCGTGATCGGCCGCGCCAGCGCGTGACGCAGTCGACGGCAAAGATTGCCGCGGTGAGCAGCACCCACTCGATCGCACGGAAGCAGACGCCGAGCGTTGCGACCAGCACCTCGATCAGCACCGCGCCGAGGGTTGGGCTAGAACGCCGTTTGCTGCGGTAAACGGTCTGTGACAAACGGACCGGCCCGAGGCCACCACCCACGCTGAGTCTCATATCTCGATCATCGGCTGTGCGCCAGTGATCGTTACCGAAGGGGGTTGCGATGTCCGGCGTGACTATGGCACTCACGGGTGACAAAGAGCTGACCGCGGCAATGCTCAAGCTGGGCGCGTCTGCCGAGCTGGTCGTGCACGATGCGGCCGAGCGGTGGGGCGACAACGTCACGCAGGGCGCGCAGGATCGTGCACCCGTGCTGACTGGCAGGCTGCGCGAGAAGATCTCCAAGCAGGTCGACGGGGGCGACGTCGAGGTGACCGCGGACGTGAAGTACGCAACCTACGTTGAGCTCGGCACCGGCCACGGGCCCGCGCAGCCCTACCTCTACCCGGCATTCGCCGAGCACCGTGACCCGACTCCCGAGGTTCGGGAGGCGCTTGCTGAGTACATCGACCTGTGAGCACCACAGCGCAGCCGGCACTACAGCGCGCCATCTACTCCCGGCTCGTGGCCGACAGTGCCCTCGCAGGGCTTGTGCTGGGCATTTATGACGAAGTGCCCAACACGGTTGCGCCGCCGTTCACCTACCTAGTGATTGACGACGTGCACGAGCTCGCCAGCGAGGCGCACGACCGGTCCGGGGTCGACGCGAGCGTGACGCTATCTGCGTGGTCGACCTACCGCGGCTACGTCAAGGTTGCTGAGGTAGCCGTGCGGGTTTGCGCGGTGCTGCATCGGCCGGACCCCGCTCTCGCCGTCGAAGGGTTTCGCAGCGTGTCGATTGCGAACGAGACGCACCAGTTTATGCGCGACCCTGATCCCGACCTGCGCCGCTGCGTGATGCGTTACCGTGTTTGGCTCGAAACAACACCCGAGTGAAAGGCAGCAATCATGGCAGGATTGGACGCATTCGGCACGCAGTTGGAGCGCGCTAACGACGTCGGTACGTATGCCGCTATCGCGAATATCACGAATTTCAAGGGCCCGAACATGAAACGGAACACGGACGACGTTACGGCGCACGACTCGCCTAACCGTTATTCCGAGTTTATCGGGCTGCTGGTAGATCCCGGTGAGATTGCGTGT